TTACTGTATTAGCGACATGGTCAATAGTTGCTAGTGATATGTCATCAGCACCATCATAATATTTTAAAGTAGGTGCAGTAGAAGTTGTTGTATCTAACCAAAGAGAATTTGCAACTGCTGAAGCTGGTCTAGATGTTCCTGAGTTTAATGTATTGATTGCTGATAGTACGTTGTTTAAATCTGTTCTAAATGCAGGGAAACCCTGATTCGCTATGTTATAATCACTATGTTGTGCCATCTAATATCCTTTGCTTAAATAATCAAAAACTTTTGATACTCCACTATTGCTACTATTTTTAAAAGCAACATCAAAACCATTAACAGTTTTATTTGAAATTGTAAAGTAATCTCCTGTGTTCATACCTTGTGCTGTTATTCCTACTGCATAAGAATTTGAATAAAAAGGCAAAGTAAATGTAACAGTATAAGTTCCTGTTCCTGAAGTTATATCATTTCCACTAAATATTCTGTCTGGCATATCTATGCTAACTGATAAAGCACTAATAACTGGAGTGGAAGATAAATCAAAAGACCTCAATGTTACTCTAAATTTATAATATCTAGCTGTGTAATCGCCAACAACAAAGTTTCTAAATGTAGTATAAGTTATATTGTCATTTGATAAAGCAATCTCAATATGAGCATTACAATTAGCTGGAGTATCGCCATCAAAGTTAGATTGTGCGTCATCAAAATCTCCAGTTCTTGAATCAAATAAATCATCTAAGTTATCTGATGTTTGTGTAATAGAAGCAGTTACTCTTGAAGTATAAACTCCACCTATATCTATTGGTGCTGAGAATAAATAAGTTCCTTCAGAATATAAGTCATAAGCAGTTACACCAGAATCAAAGAATGAAGTAGCATCATCAAAGTTTCCTATTGCAGAATCAAATAATTCTGATGAGTCTAATCTTAATGTTCCATCAGAAACTATTACATTAGTTTTTACTCCTGAGAATGTAGGAGATTCTGTTTGACTTGCAACAGCATTGTAATTTCCTATTGCTAATACATTTGTTTCAATGATTGTTTCGTTAGAAGAATAGTTACCATTTTTATCTACTGCTTTTATAAGATATGAACCTACTCTTGCTGGAACTGTAACTGAAGTAGCTGGTCTTGCAACTTTTTCTACTAAAGAAACTGAGTTACCCCAAGAAGCACCTGTTGTTAATGTAGAATATCTAATTTGATAATGTGCTAAATCTAAATCACTAATTTGTTGCCAAGATAAATGTGCATCTCCACCAATAATATTACAAGAGAAATCTGTTACATCAGAAGGTGGTGCAATTCCACCAATAATAGTTCTTGTTGCAGATGTGTAAGTAGAAGATACTCCTAATGTATTAAATGCTTTTACTCTTACGTTATAAGTAAATCCATCTTTTACGTTTAATATTCTTTGAGTTAAACCAGAACCTTGTCCAGCAATAATGTAATCTGTATCTGTGCTTAGTTTATATTCTACTTGATAGTAATCTACAAAGCTATCTGGTGATGCACCTATTGTTACGTCTAAAGCAGTAATAACAACTCCGTCTGAGTATTCAATTAATTGATCGTCTAATGTAACTGAAGCTGGTGCTTGAACATTATTAGGATTTGGTAATGTTGTATCAGCTATTACAGGTTCTTGATTTTTTGCAGACCAACTATAAAAAGTATTTTGGTGTTCACTTAATTGTAAATCTACTGTGCTATCTGTATTGATAGCAAGTCCAAGAACTCTAAATGGTTTTGCACTAAATCCACCAGTTGAATAAGTTAAAGTTACTATATCTCCAATAGATAAATTTAATGCTTCAGAAGTGCATCTAACTTCAACTCCTAAAGCATTTCTTGATCTTCGTAAAATAATTTCGCAAAGTTCTTCAGCTTGATAAGGATTTGTTACATTTCTAAATTCAAAACTACCTTCTAGTTCTGTGTTATTATCTTCTGCTAATAAAGTAGCATATTTATCTGCAACATCTAAAGAAGAATCGTCTGCTGGTGGAAATGAAATAGTATCGTCTTGCCAATTTTTAGAAGGATTTACAAATGTTCCTATTACTCGGTTATATTTACTATTTTTCTTTTCTCCATATATTTTAATACCACCAATAATATTATCTGAATTTAAAAGTAATTGTGAACTTCCTGTATCTTCAATAATAACTTTATATTTGCCTTGAGTGTAAGTAAATAATGCTCTCATAGGTGCTAATAAATCTTTTACATTATCTAAAACCTTTTGAGATGTATCTATAACTGCATTTGTTTCAAATAAGTTAATGTCAGAAGTTGCACCAGAATAAGGTGTAACTTGTGTGTCGCAGGTATTTGCAGAATTTTTAAATGAGTCATAGTTTGTTTCAAAAGCATTATTAGGTAATCCTTTTCCATATCTTGTATTTCTTAGATAATCTAAAAGAACCAAAGCTGAATTGTTTGAATAAGCCCAAGTTGTAGAATCATCTTGTCTATGAGAACCAGAACCACCTTTAGTAGAATCTAATCTTGGGTCATAAATCTTTTTTCCTTTTAAAACAACTTTAACATCTGGTAAAGAACCGAAAGCATCTTGATTCCAAGTAAATTTAAATGCAAGATAAGCAACACCTGATAATTTATAATTAGAATCCCAATTAGTGCTTTCATCTAATAGTGATGAAACTGATTGGTTATCTAATCCATAAAAAGCTTGAACTGATATTAAACTTGCACCATCTTTATAAAAATTAGTATCAGAACTATTTACTGTTCTTGTTGTTCCATTAGTTAATGAGCCTGACCAAGTAACAAGTTTATCATCAATATAAATTTCATCTATTGATTCAATGCCACCATTACCACCTTCGCAAATAACTCCTGCTATATAAAGATAAGCATTATCTGTTCCTGAACTTTCTACAAAAACCCTAGAAATTCCAACTTGTCTTTTTCCATAAACAACAGGAATAGAAGCATTATTTGAATCTTTGTTTACCAAAACTCCTTGTGAAGATGGTGTTCCTGCATAACCAGAGGGTATTACTGGTTTAGGCACTAACCAACCAATAACAGAACTTACTACTTTACCAATTCCACCTACAACACTTCCTATTGCTTTACCTGCACTTCCTAATATATCTCCAACAAAACCCATTATAATCTCACAAAATTATTCCAGCTAGGTTTAGTGTGCCTAACTTGCTGTTTAACTATTTTATTATCTTTTATTCTTAACCATTTAATTGGTTTGTCATAACCATAAAGAGAAGTGAAATGATTTTTAGTCCAAGCCATTATTTCTTTTAAATTCCTTTTTGCAATAGTTTCAATATGCCAAAGATTATCTCCACAATTCCATTGATTAGCTTTTAATATTCCTGTTGCTTTAAATCTATGCTCAACAATATCATTAAGAAAAGCCCAATTAGTAAAACCTATAACTTCGTTTTTATCTCTATGTATTTGGTATTGTCCAAGATTATAAGATGGTAAAATCATATTAACTAATTGTTCATATTTGTAAGTATTATATTTTTCAAAATGTCTATAAACCGAGATAATTCGGTGTAAGTCATTCATGCTCTACCCCATTTAATTTCACGAACTGATTGACTTGCATAATCAAATCCTTTGTCATTAGGAAAATATAACTTTTGTGAATTAGTATTTGTTTTTCTAGTTTTAACTTTATCAAAATCTGCCCAATGAGATGCAACACTAATTAACACAGAAGAACTTGTTTCATCTTCGTCAATATTAAAGTTTTCTATTCTTCCTTCAAATAAAAGAAATGGGTCTGATATTAATGCCTGAGAATCATTTAAAAAACCTCTATAAACATTTACAACTTTATCCATGTAATCATTATTTAGAACTAATGAAATAATTGTTTGGTCTGCACCAGTGAATTTTAGTGTTAAACTATTTACAGCAACCTCAGAACTTTCTGTTACTTCTGATAATCCAAGAAACAAAGAAGATGCTACATAGGTATTACCATTATAAGAAATATCTTTATAATGATCTGTGTAATAAAATCCTGTGCTAACTCCAATATATACTAATTCTACTGGATTAAGTTTGTTGGTTGCAAGTTCAGTTGTTAAAGAACCAGTTAATGATCTTGTCATTATAAAACCTCTATAAGATCAAGTTCGTATCTAAAATAATTTTCTGTTCCAATATTAAATTCCTGTATGTCATTTGTAAGTCCAACTG